TTTGACCTAAAAGCTTTATCTCATTTTGGTCTTCTTTTGTTAATCTGTTAAGGATTAAAGTTACTGAAGGAGTGTAGAAAATTGTTCCATTCTCTCTACTACCTGTAATAGTGTCAGTAAGACTCGCCACGCCTAAAGGCATCGTGTATCTATATAACATATTACTACCCATTTCTAAGTCAGTAATCTCCCCGTTTGCTGTAGGTATTGAAGTCACCTGGTCGTAGACTGCGAAATATATAAACTTAATTCCTCCGCTGATTCTGTTACAGTCGAGTCCTCTACCCTTCGTTAATGCTGTACATGCCATGATATTTTAATTTTAAAGGTTAAAGGAGAGAGTGCCGAAGCACCCTCTTCTATTAATTAAGTTTATTATGATTGTCTTACAATATCAGCACCAACTCCTGTCTGAACACCTGCAGAGTATCTTGCTACTAATCTCATATTGTCTGAACCATCTAATTGAGCCATATCCATCAACGTAATTCTTGTTGCGTCTGATAATAAATCAGTCCCGAAGAAGATGTTAGACTTCTCAGCAGCTACTAACTGGTTGTCAACCATTCCTGGACAAACAGCAATCTTGTATCCTTCGAATACAGGAACGTAGTCTGAATTCATGTTGTAAGCATTTACATACCCTAATGTAGACACAGCTGATATGTACATAGCGTAAGTCTTAGGATTCATGTATATATGTAAGTCTTCTTTTCTCAATATAGCTGAAGCATTAGCTGCCATGTCAGTAGTTAATGTCTGTAAGTTAGCTATGATGTTTGCAGCAGTATAAGCACCTGATGCAGAAGATTGTATAACAGTTGCATCAACTCCTGGTAATAAGTAACCAGTAGCTGCCCCTAAGAAACCATTGAATTTTCCTGCTACTGCAGTTCCTGCCCAAATGCTCTCCTCAGTTGCTTCTGCTATAATCTCACCCATGTAAGAAATAACATAGTCATCAAAAGATGCTGGAGGTGGTGCGCCTGCTCCTGCTCTCATTTGTAATGCTTCCCAAGAATCTAGTAAAGTCTTCTTGCAAAGGTTTAAGTTAATTTGTAAGTTTTTAGGCTCAAGAACTTTCTCAGTAAGTGCTAAAGTACCTGCGTCATTGAAATCGCACGTTGCATCAGCTACTACTCCAGACCCTGCCATCCTCTGGATATTGCTCTTAAATTTGATATTTTCAATCATTGTTAAATAGTCCAATGATGTTGCTTGTTTCAGTGCTGCTGAGATGTAAAATCCAGCTGCTTTACCTGAAAAATTTGATGTTGTAGTAAACGCCATTTT